GGTTTCGCGCTAGTGCTTTTATTGCGTAGCGACAGAATATTCAAAACCTAATCCTAATTGTGTATATTGTGATATTATGTAAAAAAACCAAAGGGAACTAGCATGGCATCTACAGGTGGAGTTAAGATTGGATCGAGCTATGACGAGGCTCGGACAAGAAAAGTTAACGCAGAAGCTGAGATAGCAGAATTAGAACTGGCGACTGTACACGGAACTTTAGTTGTTGCAGAAGATGTAGTTAAAGCGTGGGAAGAAGTGCTTGGTGCGTTAAAAGGTAAGTTGCTGTCTATACCAACTAAAGCTGCTCCTGTTGTCTCTGCCGAAAATGAAGCTGGAGTATGTCAGGACATCTTAGAAGACTTAATGAATGAAGCATTAGAGGAACTGAGTAACTATGATCCATCGGTCAACGCGACAGAAACGAAAGGAACTGAGGAAGCACCTGAAGACGGCAATAAGAACACTAAAGCCGCCACCAAAGCTAACGGTAAGTCAGTGGGCAGACCAAAAAAGACGACTAGACTCCCAAAGTAGTTCTGAGCCTGGTCGATGGCATACTGCTCGCGCTGAATACCAACGTGGCATTATGGATGCTTGCTCTGACCAGAACATACGAGAAGTTGTCGTTATGGCAGGAGCGCAGCTTGGCAAGTCAGAAGCCTTGTTAAACATTATCGGGTATCACATAGATAACGACCCATCACCAATTTTGTGTCTACAGCCTACCTTGGAAATGGCGCAAGCATTCTCAAAGGATCGTGTTGCTAACGGATTGCTTAAATCTACAGTCTGCCTAAGAGGTAAAGTAAAAGACCCTCGCGCAAGAGACAGTGGAAATACTACATTACATAAATTGTTTCCTGGTGGCAGTTTGACGCTTGTCGGTGCTAACAGTCCATCAGGTCTAGCATCTCGACCTATTCGCCTTGTTCTTTGCGATGAGGTAGATCGGTATCCCGCGAGTGCTGGCTCAGAGGGTGATCCTATACAACTAGCCCGTAAGAGAGCAGCTACGTTCTGGAATCGTAAGGTTGTTATGGTTTCGACTCCCACGAATAAAGATGCAAGTCGAATTGAAGAAGCGTTTGAAGCATCTGATATGCGTTACTACAACGTGCCTTGTAAACATTGCCACCATGAGCAGAAGCTAAAGTGGTCTAATGTACAGTGGACTGATGACGACCCAGATACTGCAAAGTACCTATGTGAAGAATGCGATGTATTGTGGTCTGACTCTGACAGGCGATGGGCTATACGTAATGGCACATGGAAAGCAGAAAAGGAATTTAAGGGTATAGCGGGATTTGCTATTAACGGATTGTATTCACCGTGGACACCTTTGTCTGATGGCGTAAGGGATTTTTTGTCCATGCGTAAGAACCCAGAGCAACTTAGAGTGTGGACAAACACTTACCTGGGAGAAACGTGGGAAGATCAGGGTGAGACTATTGACGACTACTCTTTAGCAGAGAGAAGAGAAGCGTATGGCGATGGAATACCTGATGAAGTTATCTTTCTTACCTGTGGAGTGGATGTTCAGGATGATCGGCTAGAGCTTTCTATAATTGGTTGGGGGCGAGATGATGAGTCTTGGGTTGTTACACACGAAGTGTTATGGGGAGATCCGTCTACTCCGCAATTATGGACTGCTTTAGACACTAAATTGTTCACAACTTATCTATGTAATGATGGTCGGCAACTGCCTATACGCGCCTCCTGTATTGACTCTGGTGGTCATTTTACAAATACGGTATACTCCTACGCTAAGAAGAACTATGCTCGCAGGGTTTTCGCTATTAAAGGTGTTGGTGGTGAGGGCAGAGCTATTGTAGGCAGACCATCGAAAAACAACATTGGAAAGTGCTTGTTGTTTCCTGTTGGTGTAGATACTGCAAAAGATTTACTATTTGCTAGATTGCGGATTAAGGAAGAGGGTGCTGGTTACATACACTTTCACGATGACTTAAATGATGAGTATTTTCGTCAGCTAACCGCAGAGAAGATAGTTACAAAGTTTACTAGGGGATACAAAAAAAGAGTATTCCAAAAGATAAGACCGAGAAACGAAGCATTAGACTGTTTTGTTTACTCTATTGCAGCATATGCTATATTAAACGTAGATATTAACGCTTTAGCGGATAACAGAGACAGGCAGCCAGCACCAAAAGCTGAAGAACCTGTTACGCAAAGGCAATCATTTGTACCCAAGACAGGGAAGAGTTTTGTTAATTCGTGGCGATAAAGGTGTAAATTAATGGCGAATCTATTTGATGCTGCTAACGCTCCAGAGGGAGAACCGCTAGAAATTGTTGTAGGAGACTTTATCCAGTGGAAGCGGTCTGATATTGTCGCTGACTATCCTACGGATACTTATACAGCAACTTATGTAGCAAGAATTTCTGGTGGTGGCAGTAACGAAATAACAATCACTGGCACACCGCAAACAACACATTACCTTTTTACCGTACTAAATGCTGACAGCGAAGACTTCGTTCCAGGGCATTACTTTTATCAGCTAGAAATAACGCGAGCAGATGGTGAAAGGGTTGTCGTTGATCGCGGTCATTTCATGGCTATTCCTGATTTAGACGTCAACCAAGCTGATCCACGCTCACATGCAGAAGTAATGTTAGGCAAAATAGAAAGTTTACTGTCTGGCAAAGCTGATTCTGATGTGGCAAGCTATTCCATAGCTGGTAGATCGTTAAATAAAATGACGTTTGAAGAGCTAGTAAATGCTAGAGACTTCTATAGAAGAGAAGTTAAGCAGGAAACAAATGCAATAGACATTAAGCATGGGCGTAAAGGCTCAAGCACTATAAAAGTGAGGTTTTAAATGGCTCTTTTTGACATATTTAAGCCAAAAGCCGTAAAAAAAGACACAATGTTTAAGAGATCATACTCAGCTGCTAACTCTGGCAACTTATTCAATGATTTTAAGGCATCTGAACGATCAGCAGACTCAGAGTTAAGACCCGCACTAAGATCGATTAGATCGCGTTCCCGTGACCTTGCTAGAAACAACGAATACGCAAAAAAGTACCTAAGCCTACTAAAAATTAACGTAGTTGGCGAAAAAGGCTTTACTTTGCAGGTAAAAGCAACTGATACCATAGGTAAATTAGACCAAGATGGTAATCAAAAGGTTGAATCTGCGTTTCGCAAGTGGGGCAAGCTAGGAAATTGTACTGTTGATGGCAGTATGTCTTGGATTGATGCACAAAAATTAGCTGTTGAATGCCTAGCCCGTGACGGTGAAGTGTTCATAGTAAAGCATCGTGGTAGCGCATTTCACGACTCATTTGCATTAGAGTTCCTTGAGCCTGATCAAATTGACGAGCAAAAGAACGAAAGACTGTCTAATGGTAACGAAATTAGAATGGGTGTAGAGCTAAACAAGTTCCGCAAGCCTGTTGCTTACCATGTTCTTACATATCATCCAGGCGATTACGACTATACAACGTCAGGTAAGTCGCCAAAGCATGTTCGTATACCCGCAGATAGAATGATACACCTATATGACCCTAGTCGCGCAGGTCAGTCTCGTGGCGAGCCTTGGATGGCATCTGCTATCTCTGCAATGAAGCAGTTAGGCGCATTAAGAGAAGCTGCGGTAGTAAATGCTCGTATTGGTGCTAGTAAAATGGGCTTTTTCACTTCACCTAGTGGCGATGGCTTTGTTGCTGATGACCTAGATGGCAATGTTCCTATCATGGAAGCTACTCCAGGTTCATTTCATCAATTACCAAACGGTGTGGACTTTAAGTCTTTTGATCCGCAGTACCCAAATAACGAGTTTGATTCATTTCACAAAGCTGTTCTCAAGGGTATTGCTTCGGCATTAGGTGTTAGCTACTTTGCTCTATCTAATGATTTAGAGTCTGTATCGTACAGTTCTATCCGTCAGGGCGCACTAGAAGAGCGTGATGCGTATCGTAACCTACAGAAGTTTGTCACTGATCACTTTGTACGTGTTGTATATGATGACTGGCTTGCAGCATCTATGGAAATTAACAGCTTTGGCATACCTTTACGTCAATATGATCGTTTTTGCGAAGCTGCACAGTTTAGAGGCAAGGCATGGAACTGGGTTGACCCGCAGAAAGAAATGAATGCAGCTATTACAGGGCTTAAAACAGGCGTTCTAAGCCTATCTGACGTTGCTAGTCAGTATGGTAAGGATGTAGAGGAGTTAGTGTCTCAGATCGCACGAGATCGCGATATAGCAGAACAATATGGCGTTAACTACGCTCTTGAGCCTTATGGAGCTAACTTTAACAGTATTAATCCTGATATAGTCGGAGATGATGATGCCGAAGTTGAAGGGTAAAGAAATAAACACTAAGCCTACTGACGGAATG